TCTGGTATATTCATAATCTTTATTAGCATCAACAGATACTTCACTATTTGCTCGTGTAATCATTTCCGTAGTTTTTTCTAAGGGTGCAATATCAATATCGAAGATTTCTTCCATGTTCTTTTCAAACTCGTTCATAGTAGTGTGATACCTTCATTGAATCCAAAGTCATCGTCTGGCATTAACAGTGCATCATCTGCTGTGTCAACATCATTATCACCATCTTGATCCGTGAGTGCTTTTGGAGTAACATCATATCTAACAGATCTTCTATGCTGTTGGAAGTCTCCAAGAGTTTCAAATACTGTTGCTTTACGAATGATTTGGGCATCTGTCACGGGACCATACATATAAGTTTTTAATGTAAATGATAATGTATAGATAATAGCTCTTCTACGCATCATATCATCTTCATAATCATCTTCATAATTTATATTGTTTAAGATAATTGGTAAATCTTTTTTCTCATCCATTTCTGGAATAAGATTAATAGTTACATTAAAAGATGGTTGGAAGTATGGTAAAATTTGCTCAAGAATCTGTAGAGCATCATCTTGATTTCTAGATAAAATTCCAAGTTCAAATTCAAGATTGTAAGGAACAGGCATATACTGAACACTTACTGCATCAGCATTATCTTTTTTCAAATACTTTTGAATGGGAGAAGTCTTCCTAGAAGAATCGTAAGTAATACCAGTCATCTCAAAAGAGATACGAGGCATTGTAATGCTGACTTTACGTTCAGTGCTTGGATCTTGATCTAAGCGAGCAAGGAACTTACTCTTAGGACCATATGCTAGTGCTACCTTTTCTTGACGAATGACCGCACCAGTTTCGGGATCTTTTTTTTCAATCTGAACATTGTTAAAAATTGTTCCAAATGCCTTTACATTTTTTTTAATAATCTCGTGATAAAAGTGATTGCCTAACATTAGAATACTCCCATATCTCCATACTCACCAAATGGATTGCCTTCTGTGAAGTCAAGAATAGCATCTGCTTTTGTTTCCATGATTTTGTTTTGATCATTATTATAATCATCAATATCAATATCAATCGTGGAGAATGTATCTACAATCCACGAGGCAGCACTATTTTGTCCTACCAAAGCAATGTTTGGTTTTAATACTCCATTTATATATGTTAAACGAAGTTTACGTGTAGAAGGAACCCACTCAGATACAGTTGCTTTTGTTGTAACTGGAGAACCGTCAACTGTATACGTTTGCCTGACTTCTTCGCCAAGTGCAAATGTTCCAGTTCCACCAACCTTCACTATAACTGGGAATACATAACCTTCTTGATTTAGATTATCAATATCATCATTACCTGTGTCAAAATAGTTATCTGCATGTTGCATCAGTTCACAGGTTAATGAAAAGATATAGTTCTTACCTAACTGATAGAATGGAACTTCTCTTTCCACATATTTTATTTCATAAAGATTCTTAGTCATCGGCACATAAAGCAAATCACCTTCATTTGGTCTATCTGGAACTACTGTATCAATCTGAGTTTCTACATAGTTAATCCAACGTCTTTTTGATACTGCATATGTAATCTCATCTGTTAAACTGAGACCAAACTTAGACATTGCAACTGCACCAGCACCACCAAATCCTTCAACATTAATCAACATCATTTCAATCAATACATTATCCTCAAATTTTTGTAGAACAACATCGTTGAGTGTTTTATCAATCAACATTGTTTTTGGAACATAGTAAACATCCTGACCAAACAGTTTAATCTGTTCGTCTACAAGATCTTGAACTAAAGTTTGTTCTGATGTTCTTCCACCATACTGGGGAAAGTATTGACTTTTTGCCATTATCCGATTGCGTCAAGTGGTGGTAGTTCGTAATCAGTTAACATTTTATCTTCAATGTCTCTGATCTCTGCAATAGCATCTTCGTAGATCTGACGACCATTAAGTGCCACACCGCCAGGTAACTGAACGTTATTGAACTTGATAAGGTTCTGACCCCACTGACGTTTGAAGAGAGCAGTCGTATACCTCTTCAACCAAAAGTCATTCCATATCTTTGCGAGGTTTGTTGGGTCTAAAGCTCTATAACATTCAATGATAAGAATTTTATCTTTGGTTAACATTGCTGGATCATAATCAATATACAATTTACCATTCCTTTTAGTAAATCTAAATTGAATCAATGAACCTGTATTGAGAACCATATCAAGAGTTTCAATATATGACTTGACCATGTAGTAATTTAAAATATCAATAGAACCAAAAGCATATAAATCATTTAAGAAAATTTGATATTCGATACCAAACAAGTCACCACGAATACTACTTGAAGTCACACCAAAGATTCTTTCCACCCCAATAATATGGTCTGGAAGTTCAATAAAATTTCCTCTCTCTGTCCACACATCATTATTAGAAGCAGTGTGTGTGATGTTGTTTGATTTAAAACGAGTAATATCTGAAGATGTTAATACATGTTTTAAATGCAGTTTCTCCATACCGTCGAAGTGACGTTCTTGGAAAAACTGCAGTGCCTCATCAATACGATCTTCAAGTTGTTGATTATCGACGTTGATTTCTAATATTGGTGCGCCCAACTCTCGGAGGCTGTATTGCTTTAACTCCTCTCTGGTTGCTGGCTTTGATGCTGACATGTAAAGCCCTATAAAAAATCCCTACATGTATTTAGCATGTGGGGATATTGGTGTCTATTTATAAGATCACTCTGCTACTTCTTCAGCGGGTGCTGCTTCTTCAGTAGGTGTGGGATTAAGAAGTTCTAGGGTTTCTAGACCACCTTGAAGTTTAAGACGATATTCTTTTGCTTTTGCTAGTTCATCTTCCAGCTTAGTAATCTGCCCGTCAACGTTGGTGAGTTGAGATTGAAAGTTTTCTTTGAGTGTTGCAGTATCAGTAGTCATAGTAATCAATTCTCCGTTTTTGTTAATACATAAATTGCCAAACCATTCCACCAGCTTGTGGAATCTTCTATTTGAGGTGTCAGTATTTGACGTTCAAACAGAACTTCGAAATTATTTATATCTATAAATTTCTGCCCATTACGGATAACCCCATCAAAATTGGCATCATCCAAAACTAATATAAAAGTATCCTGTAGGTTTGGAAGCAAGTTAGATAAACATTCTACCTGTTGATCGTCGTGCTCTCCATCATAGAATACAATATTTGGTCTTCTGGTAAAATGAGATGAGTTTAGTTTGCGAGCATCAATATCAATTATAGCAGATTTTAAACTGCCAAACAAGACATTATTTCTAAACAATTCTTTTGATGGATCTTCAACTCCTTTCCACTCGATATCATCTCTAGCAGGAGCGATAGGAGCAACAAAATTATCAACGCCATATGATACTAAATCATTACCCATAATGGCAGCAAAGTATGTGCTGCCTGTATAGCATCCAATCTCAAGATATGAGTTCTTTGGATCAGAGCATAGATGATTTAGAAAATGTCTGACACGATCCGATGATAGACCTTCAATATTGAAACCTTGTGGTTTGAAGTTAGTATCACCTGTTGCTGATTTATCAATCGCATCAAGTGTCAGTTTGACAAGTGGATGTAGTGTTCTGTCTTGCTTCTTATGATGTGCCTCAATAACTGCCTCACAGTAATTACAATCCCAACAATCAAACTTACAAGTTTTGATCTTTTCTCTCCAAATATCAATTGGTCTATCTTTCAAACTCTTGTCTTCAATATAGGTATTGAGTTCTGGGAATAGAAGTTCTTCATCATTCGCCCAGCGTTCAATAATATCCATACTTTCTTTGAGACGCATTACGCTTTCTCTTCCGTGTAATTTGAATACATCAATACCTAGATCAAACATCTCTTCCCAATCCTTTTTCCAAGGTGGGAGATTTGCTGACTTAAGAACAGCAGAGCTATCTTGCTGCTCCCACTTAGAACACGAAACTCTACTGATGATATTGCCAAAGTATGGTGGTTCGTGGTTCTCTCTGGTGTTATTATAGTGATAGTGCTCTGGCATAATAGGGCATCCACCCCAGCATCCCTCATTGGCAAGCATGGAGAATTTAACTGGATTACCAATCGAAGCACAATATTCTTTTGCTTCTTTTAGACGACGTAACTGATCTTGATCTCTCATCAGATCTCTATCAAGATTAATATAATTAAATCCAGCTTTGGCAAGAGAAACAATATCGTTTGCTTTTGTAACTTCATGTAGAATAGTATTCTTGATATACAGTTCAGGAAATGCTTTCTGTATCTGACCTGTTAGCATCCATGATGTATGGGGCAACGTGACAGTTCTTACACCTGCTTCATAGATGTATCTGAAGTTATTGATGAATAGATCTAGGTTCTCTTGTGTAGGTCTGACGTATGGATTGTTGAACGTAGCAGACAGAGGAATACCAGTTTGTTTTTGAATGTATAGAGCGTTGAATGTTGTCTGTCTGAGATCATCCTCAAACACATCACCCATGGCATCCTGCATAAACGGAGGCATCCTACATGTGAAGTAGAGATCAAAAATATATTGTTTGTGTTTCTGTAAAAAAGGAATGAGAATATTATTGGCAAAATTTTCATCAATCTTTGGATTGATAGGTAGACTAAACATTTTCAAAATCTCCCATTCCAACCATACTATATCTATGCTCGTTTAAATACCAGTTCTCTTGAATCCAAGGAGAATGAAAAAATCCACCATTATAAAATAAAAGTGTGTTAAATTCCATAGGAGCAATGCATGTCATCTGCCAATCTTCATCACCCCTAAAGTTTCTCCATTTTTCATAACCAATTCCAGAAAGAGGTTTTTCAAATAAATGGTTATATTCTTCTTCTGATAATTCATCTACATGAAGTTTATTTCTGTATGACCAAAAAGCAGTTCCTCCCAAAGTTTTTTTATTGAACCATAAGTTCCAAACCCCATAAAAAGGATCAGAATGTGGAAGATTAGAATGCTCTTTCATTAACATATCACCACTGTATATGTTACAAGAAACTCTAGCAGGTTTCCATTCTCCTACATGTTCTTGAATGAATAGTGTAATAAATCTAGCTGACCAAGGTGGA